GGAAACCAAGTTTTTTATGATGTTAATAAAAGGTTCTATCAATGTTTGAATGATGGGGTTATTGGCACTCTTCCAACTGTAACTACAGACTGGAAAGAGATTAGTAATGTAGGTTTAGTTAGTGATTTAGATATTACTAATGCTTACGCCGAGGCATGTATTACTTTTAATGATGCTCTTTTTGATGATGATGACGATATAGTATTAGGTTATTTATATCTAGCAGCTCATTATTTGGTAAATGATTTAAATGCTGGTGGTCAAAATAGCTCTCAAGCGGGTTTTGCTAACTCAAGAAGTGTTGGCAATGTATCTGAAAGCTATTCTATACCGCAATGGCAATTAGACGATCCAATATTAAGTTTTTATGCAGGGTCAAGTTATGGTAGAAAATACCTTAACTTGATTTTGCCAAGATTAACAGGTAATATAGCAACCGTTGAAGGAGCTACAACGCCATAATGCCAAGTGATGTAAAAGTAACATCTAATTTAAAAGGATTAGAGCAGTTACAAGAGAATTTAAAAACAAATCTAGTTGCAAAACTAGGAATATTTGCGGATAAAAACGCAAGAGGAGATGGAGCATTAACAAATGCAGAAATAGGAGCCAGACATGAATTTGGCGTAATAAGTGAAGGATTGCCAAGAAGGTCATTTTTAAAAGACCCTATTGAGATAAAAAGAAAAGAATTATTAGCAACTGCCAATAAGGTTATTAAGGCTAATATAAATAAAGAGGGTGGAGCAGAAAAGATATTTGAATTAATTGGTATTGCTGGCGAGGCTATCGTTCAAGAAGCTTTTGAAAGTGGGGGATTTGGAACATGGCAACCACTAGCGCAAAGTACGATTGATGCAAAAGGAAGTGAACAAATTTTGATTGAGACTTCACAATTAAGGAAGTCAATAATTAGTAAAGTAGAAAAAGGGGATTAAATGCCAATACCTAAGATACAAACTGCTTTAAATGGTTGGGAAAGTCCAATAACCTTGATTAAAGTTACTCAATCAGTAGTTGATTATGTAACGGTAGAGACTAAAGAAAATATAAGTTTTCAAGGTGTTATACAGCCCTTAACAGCAGAAGCTTTACAAATAAAACCCTTAGAAATGAGGAGCTGGGAATGGTTGATGATACATACAAGAATAAGTCAAGAGATATTTACTAATGACTTAATAGAGTACGAAGGCAAGCAGTACAAAGTAATGTTTGAAAAGAATTATAGTTTAAATAACTACTATGAATATCATTTAGTTAAGAATTATGAATAGAGAGCCAATAAAAATAATAGGTGATATTTTAAAAAACTGCATGAATTTAACGGATGATCAAATTTGGATTTATAACCAAGATTTTAAGATTCCTGAAACGAGCGGTTTATTTGTAGTGTTAGATTACGGAACAGAAGAAGATTACGCAAATGTTAATGAGTTTATACCAGCTGCGGAAGGTGTAGAAGGAGCGCAACAAAATATATCTGTTATGACAAAAGAAAATTACATAGTAAATCTTATGTCAAAGAATGATGAAGCGAGATTAAGAAAACATGAAGTGTCAATGTCATTGAATTCTGATTTTTCACAAGATCAGCAAGGGCTTTATCAATTCCAAATTGCAAGGGTAAAAAATAACTCTAGTAATTTATCTTCTTTGGAGGGTGCAGGGATGTTAAACAGATTTGCAACTAATATTACCTTAACAGCTCATTACAGTAAAACTACTGATACGGTTTACTATGATGATTTTACTAATCAAATTAATACAGAATAAATATGTCAATAGATATTGTAAATTTTATTAATATTTCAGTAACTAACACGCCAGCAGGCTTACCAGATGCTAATGTTAATAGCTTAGGATTATTCACTACTGAAAGTCCATCTAATGTTGATGAGTTTAGAATTTATGTAACACCAGAAGCAGTAGCAGAAGATTACGGCACAAATTCAGTAACTACACAAATGGCAAATAATGTTTTTGCTCAAAGCCCTAACTTGCTTAGTGGAGATGGCAGGCTTGTTATTATACCCTTAGTGAACTCAATTAGTGCGATTGCGGGTAACTTTACAGGCGCAGATATTACAGCCAATTTAGCAGCTTTACAAGCAGTTGCAGATGGTGATATTAGAGTTGTTCTAAACGGAAACAATATTGATTTAACTGATTTAGATTTTACTAATACATCTAGTTTTGCTGATATTGCCCAAATACTACAAAGCAAACTCACTGATGTTGTAGTAACTAGTAAAGCAACAGGATTTGATCTTGATTCTAAGAAAGTTGGCACAACTTCAACAATAGATTTAGTTCAATTACCAGCAGGCGCAGGAACAGATTTAAGCGTTGCAGGTTTATTTAATGTTGCAGCAGGAACGCCAACAGCAGGCAATAACGCACAAGGCGAAAGTTTAGTTGATGCAATTACAAGAACAGAGGAGCAAGTTAATTACACAGGTGTAATAACTGATTTAGAAATGGAAGATGCAGTAATTTTATCAACTGCTTCTGCTATTCAATCAAGAGATATGATTTTTGTTCATCAATTCACTAGCACAGAAGATTTAGAGCCTACAACTGGTATTTGTTCAATTGTTAAAAATGCAACACAAACTAAGACAAGATGCTTATATTATTCTGACCCTTCAACTGCTAACTTAGTCAAGGCTTCATATGCAGGGCGTGGATTTAGTGTTAATTTCGCAGGTTCTAATACTACCATGACAATGAACTTAGAAACTCTTGCAAATGTAGTACCAGATACAAAAATTACTCAAACTATCTTTGAAAAGGCAAAGACAGCAGGCGCAGATTTATATGGCGATGTGCAAAGTTCACCTATTGTTGTTTCAAATGGTGCAAATCAATTCTTTGATAGCGTGTACAATCAGATCTGGTTTAAACTAGCTCTTGAAGTTGCAGGCTTTAATTACCTAAAACAAACTAATACAAAAATCCCTCAAACTGAAACAGGAATGGATGGTTTAAAAGGTGCTTATGCTAAAGTTTGCGATAGAGCAATTACAAATGAAATGTTTGCAGCAGGCAATGAATGGAACGGTTCTACTTTTGGCAATCCAGAAGACTTTAAGCGCAACATTATAGATAAAGGTTACTATATATATAGCCAGCCAATTGCACAACAATCACAAGCAGATAGAGATGCAAGAAAAGCTCCTTTGATACAGATTGCAGGCAAAGAAAGTGGAGCAATCCACTCTTCAACTATGAACGCTCTTATTGAAAGATAATATTAACTTAAATTAAATAAATTATGGCTACTCAAAGTTTAACAGGTTCAGATACAATATCTATTGATGGCATACCATTAATTGATTTAGGAGATGGAGATGTTGGCTCTTTAACTTATCCTAATGAATTAGTGGGTGTTAAGACTGGTAAAAATGGCAATTCAATCTTTGCCTTAAATGAAACTGGCGACCAAGCTGACTTAGTTCTAAGAGTTCTAAGGGGTTCTAAAGACGATAAGACTTTAAACTCTAGGCTAATTTCTATGAAAGCAGATTTTGCAGGCTTTACAACTCTTACGGCTCAAGTAATTAAAAAAGTTGGTGATGGTCAAGGAAATGTTACTAATGACATCTACGATTTATCTGGCGGCGTTTTCTCAAAAAGAGTTGAAACAGTCTCAAATGTAGAGGGTAATACAGACCAATCACTAGCTATTTACAATATTAAATTTACTAACTCACCTAGAAGCTTATAATGGAATTTAAAACAGAAAGTGGCGCAGAAGTAGTAATTAACATGGCTGATTTTATAGATGCTTCAAGGCTGCGTGTTGCAGTTCTTGGAGCTATAAAGGAAAGCGGAGTTGAAATATCTAAGGTGGATATTGAGAAATTGCTATCAGGTGTAAAAGAGGACATGGGAGCAGCAGTTAAAAGTGGGGCTTTAGATTCTTTATTAGATATGGTTATCTCTTTAGATTGTAGCGAGAAAGTAAATAATGAGATATTTAATTGCTTAAAAAGATCTACTTACAATAGCGAGAAGATAACCAGAGATACTTTTAATGAACTAGAGGCAAGAGGTGATTATTACCATATTGTTATTATGTGTCTTAAGGTAAATCTAGCCCCTTTTTTCAAAACCCTCTTTTCAAAGTTGAGCGCACTCCAACTGATGAAAAAGCAAGAGAGCCAAAAATAAAGATTAATGCCGATGAGGCAGATGTTATTTTATTAAGGTTAGCAAAGGCAGGCTACGGAGGGGGCAATCCAGAAGTAATAAACAATATGAATATTACTTGGATTATGAAGATGATAGAATATGAAGGCTTTTGTAGTGAATATGAAGAAGAATATCATAATTTAAATAAGAATGGCTAGCATAGGACAATTATTTATAGAATTAGGCGTAAAAGCCGATACACAACAGATTAATAAAGTTGATGCTGGCGTTAAGTCATTGAGAAGTAACTTATTGCTAGTTTCTGCTGCTTTTACTGGTGCGGTAGTTGCTTTAGATAGATTTGTTAATAGCGCACTAAAAGGCGTTGTTTCTCTTCAAAATCTTAATGCTCAAACAGGATTATCAATCCAAAAACTCCAGCAATTCCAACAAGCAGGGCAATTATCTAATCTTGCATTAAGCGCAGATCAAATAGCCCAGTCAATAGGTAATGTACAAAAGAACATAGCAGCCATAAGAATTGGTCAAGGTGATATTTCACCTTTTCAATTACTAGGTGTTGATGTAGCTGGTCAAGATGCTTTTGGTGTAATAGAGCAATTAAGAGGAGCTATACAAGGTTTAGACCCTGCAACAGCCACTAATCTAATTAGTCAAATAGGATTATCACCAGACTTTATTAATATTCTTAGATTGAGTAGAAAGGAATTTGAGCTATTAAGTGAGAACACTTTTTTAAATCCAAAACAAAGAGCTGACATTGACAAGGTAGGAACATCAATTAAAGCCCTGCAATTAAGATTTAAAGCTTTAAAAGATCAAGCAGTAGCAAAGATTGCGCCAGAACTAAATAAATTAGTTCAACAATTCTTTAAATGGATGAAAGATAATGGTAAAGCCATTATTGAGGTCATTGCAGGAATGGCGAGAGGATTTGCCAAGTTTGCACAAGCAATAGGAAATGCCTTTAGTCTAGTGACTCAATTTATTGATGGTTTGGTAGGAATGGAAAGAGGCATTAAAATATTAGCTGGTGCTTTTGCATTAT